AAGGTAAGGTGTCAAAGGTCGCTCTTCCATTGGCAAATGTTTGATTTCTGACTTGCGAATATTTAATTCGCGAGTTTCCTCTTTATTTAATGCTCTCGGAACGAAACCTAAGACTGAATCCACCCATACTGCCGTACAAAGTAGCTGGGCTGCTTCGAGTGGCATCTTAACGATATGCTTATCTACATGAGCTTCCGCACACGCATCTAAATTTTCGTCTAAGTAAAATAAATTCATACAACTATTATACAAAAATTTTGACCCGTTGTCAAGACTTATTTTTAGTGAGGTTTATGTTGAGGTGGAGTTGTAGAAGGTTAAAGTCGAACTAAGAATAAGCTCGACTTTGAACCATTGAGATAATTATTTCCCGAAAGCTTTTCCTGCTTCCGAAATACCAAATGCTCCTAGTGTCACAACTACAAATGAAGTGTAGATGGTATCACTAATCTTTAAGTCCATTCCCCAAAACGCTGTAATTAAATCACAGGTTCCGAATACGAACATTAAAAAGAAAGAGAGAAATCCAATTATGGACTTTTCATTTATGTCATTGTCATCTAAAAACAAATCCATAAACTTTCTTTTTGGTGGAGCAAGTTGTTTTCTTGCTGCTTCAGCTTCTGTTTTGAGAGCTGATATAGTGTCTTCAGCGGAGTCGAGTTTATCAACTAATGACATATACTTCTCGAGGTCTATGTTGACCTCGTTTCGGTTATCGACTGCTTCTGACATTATTTATCCTTTGATCTGCCCACATTAAGTGCGCACCAATCTAATAGTTTGTAGACTTTTTTCATCCACCCATCATCGAGTGGAGTCGGTGTTAATGCCGCTATTGCAGATGCACACAACACTATGGTTGGCACAATTGCGATTAGGGCTTGCACCCATTGAAAGAATTCTATCATACTAGTCTCCTTATTCGGTAGTCACTTTCCTATAGTAAATAACTACCTCTTTGAGCTCGTTTATATAACGCTTGAGCTCTTGAGTATTATACGCCATTAGTTCATAATCAGGAACACTCATAGCGAAAAATACTACTTGACCTTGGTCTTTCTCTACTCTAGCGAGAAATTCGTCAAGGTTCTTATCTGAAACCACATACCAATATGGTTCTTTTAAGTCTATTTCACGAGGCAGGATAGGTTGAATTATCTTTCTTTCGATTGGTTTCGCACTAACCTCTAATGTTTTAGTCGGTAGTAGGCTGCACGATGAGACTATCATCAGCAGCATCGATGTCACGACTGTCTTCTTCAATTCCATCAAACGCCTCCTTTGTTGCTTTGTTAGCCCTTGTCTCTATTAGACCTGGCTTTGCAGCCGCTAACTTTGTTAAATTGTGTCTCTTAAATATATCTAAGTATCTGTCCATTTCTTTCTGAATTTCTTGACCTTTAGATTGTAGTTCTAAGAGAGATTGTCCTTGTAGTGCCATATCGTTTTGTAACTGTGCTATTGTTTCTTCTTGTGTCTGTGCAGCTACCATTAACTGGGCGTTATTTTCTCTCAATGTTTGGTTATCATTCCAGAGATACCAACTACCTAGTGATAATACTACTATAATTGCTATAAAAAATTGATTCATCTATAACTCCTGTATTCTATAATTTAGCCCTTCCGCTCCACGTATTTCTACTATTTCGCCTCCTGCTACCTTAAATTTTAAATATTTTTCTTTTTTTGCGAAGAATTTTTCCACGATAAACTCTTGGTCATCTCCATCCCCATATGTAGAGTTATAACTTACGATTAGTTTATATCTAGTCCTAAAAAGATTTAGGAAAGCTTCCCATAACTTAAGTACTGTGGTCTTTAGCTTAGACATGTTCCCAGATTGAGTTTTGAAATAATAAAGCTTCAGCTTCTCTTCGTCTGATAAGACCTTCAAGAACTTTACCTCCTGCTTTATTCCATCTTTTTAGCTGATTGGGGACATCTGCATAATCTCCTGCATTTAGTCTCTTTAAAAGAGTTGAAGCTTTTAGATTAGCTGGACCTAGATTATATACCCATGATACTAGGGCGTCGAATTGATTTTGTGATAAAGGACAAGTTACAAGGTCGTTAATATAACCTTCAAATTCTTTAAGTTCGTGTTTCAATGCTTCATCAGCTTCTGCTTCTGTCCACATATCTCCTTCTGAAACGCCCTTTGTATGTCCATAACCTATAGTCCATACTCCAGCCGCACATTTATACGCCTCTAATTCTAGTCCTTCAAATTTTTTGATTAGGGCTAAGCCCTCTGTTGATATATTCATAATTTCCTTTGTGTAAAAAGGGGAACCGAAGCTCCCCTCATAACTTTACCCTTTGTTCGGTTGTTAAGTTAGTGTGCTGACTGTGTTTATCATGATTCCACCGAATGTTATCACTAATAAACTGTTCATAGTAGCATCACAGAACTTGCCATCTTCACAAATTAAAAGTTTTAATTTGTTAAATTGTCTCATTTTATGTCAAATACCTTTGGTTTTTTATCTTCGGGTATGACCTTTTCGAGTTCGATGCTTAGCAAGCCGTTTTCGAACTTTGTCTCTTGAACTTCTATAAATTCACCTAGAGAGAAAGTTCTTTTGAACATTTTTCCGCTTATACCTTTATGCAGATATTCTTCTTCTTCTCCGCACGTTAGTTTGTTCGTGCCTTGAATAGTTAAGGTTCTCTTGTCTAAAGAAACTTCTATATTCTCTTTTATCCAGCCTGGTAATGCCATTTCTATTCTAAAGTAGTCATCACCGCGTGTTACTATATTGTGTCGAGGATACGCAGTATCGTCAACAGGGTTAAAAAATCTCTCATCAAAGCCGAGAAAGTGCTTGTACATTATATTTTCTAATGTCATAATTTACTCCTTTTCAGTAAGCTTGCATCTTAAGTTAAACGCCCCTTTCGGTAGCTAAATCCCATAGTTCTAAAACGAAATGTTCAGAGATGCAGAAAGAACCTGTTTTATTGAACGAACTATGCCGTCCCAAATCCCATAGTGTGAATTTCGCACTACAGATATATTATACTAAATTTTGAAGTTGATGTCAAGAATTATTTTTCATCATCTTCGAGGGTTAGTAGCCCTTTCTCTTCAAGAATATCTATTGTGAACTCAATAAAATGATACTTGCAATAAAAATATGTTGCAGTATTCGTTAAAAGTATCCACATTAAAAATGCAAAGTCGTCGTTCATAGTTTCTCCTAATTTTATGTATATATTATACTACATTTCTAACGCGAGGTCAAGAAGTATTTTTAACCATGTTAAATTTAATACTTGACAACAGGTTAATTTTTTTGTATAATAGTTGTATGAATAAAAGATGGACTCAAGACGACAAACAGTATTTGCGGGATAACTACAAGGTTATACCGACTACGGAGATTTGCGAAAAACTTCAGATTACTGAGAGTCAACTTTACTCACAAATACACTACCTAAGAAAACGAGGGTGGACTTTCGGAAGAAACCACCTTCGAAATCAGGAGGCACATGCCTAGTATATACTGTAGAAACATGCCTACAGAAAAGGCAATTCGTATTTTTCGTAAGAAGTGTGAGGATGCCAAGATAAAAGAACGCTGTCGCGAACTCGAATTCTATGAGAAACCAACAGTGAAGCGACAACGAAAGAAAAACGAGGCAAGGAAGAGACATCTTAAAAATTCAAATTCAAACTTAACTAACTATCGAAACAGAAATAAATTTTCTCGGAGATAGGACTTTCCGTGTAAGTAGCTTCGATGACCTACCAAAAATAGTATTTGCAATCTTGATAAAATTGTGATATAATATATCTAAATAATTAGAATAATTACTCAAATCATTACTTTCTCTCTCCTAACGAGACCTACTCTATTCGTCTTTGACTAAGGCTCTTCGAGCGTAAGCGAAGAAGAGACTAGAGATGAATGGAGTGAAAGGTCGAGAGAGATTATTTTAATCTAATTCAACAACGAAAAGACCGACTAAAGCTAATCGGTCTTCACATCCTTACTAAAACTGCGTCTTAATTATCTAAAGACTTCGCCCAATTCAAAATTTTTCATTAATTTTTCCCGTAATTGCATCCAATCTTTTACGCCTTTTTATTTCCTCAAACTCTACTTCCATGTCTAGAAATCTTACTTCAGTGTTTAGAAATTCTACTAGCTCTCCAGTCTTTAGCGTCACTTTAAAATATAACATATCTCCATGCTTTCTAGCGTTCTCTCTATCACATGTTCCGAGTCCTTTCGGAGTCATTACTAGTCTTTCCATATTGCTTCTCCTAATGCTTTTAAAGATGCTTTTGGAGATTTCTCTAGACCACTTATCTTTTCGTATTCTATCTCTAGCTTCTCACTTATCTCTCTTACTAACTCCTGTTTCGTCACTGGTTTCTCTCCAGACTTCGTCACATAAACACTTCGTATATATACTCCTTCCTTTGAGAGCTTTCCTATAATCGATTTCTCACTCTTTCCTAGCTGTTTTGCTAGAATCGCAACT